GCTCCATCATTCGAAGCAGTATATTCTTCAAGTGTTTGGAATGTGTATGACTGGCCATCTATGCTAGTAGTAAAAGTTGAATTTTTAGGAAGAGTTGCTAAAGGTAAAGCTGCGTTTGCAGTTGCTAAACTTAAATTGAGATTAACAACAGAAGCAGTTCTAGAACGAGGACGATAACCCAATGTTTCGGCGTGAGCTACCACAGATGCTCTTAATTGCGCAGAATTAAGAAATGATTCGTTAATACCGACATTAGCAATGAGCCCGTTGATATGAGTGTTGTATGCTAAAACATCAAGAATATTTGACAATCCACTTGCTTCAAAATCATAGTCTTGAAATTCTGTGCTTCTTTGTAAATATGTTTTTAAACTTGATTTAATCGCATCAAAATCTAAATCTGTGGATTGAATAGTTGCCATTATCTCAGCCTCGTGAGTGATACATTTAATTCTACTTCTTCAAGCGTATTTACTACTTGAAATCTAACGGTAATATTAACATTATAATTATCTGGGTCGATTCTAGCTATGACTTTTCTAACTATTGCTCTTGGTTCGTAGTTAGATATTGCCGCAGATACTCTATCTTGAATCTCCAATTCATCGAATTCATCACTTAGTTCAAAGAGGAATCGATTTAAATCTCCTCCAAAAAGTGGTCTAAATGGTTTTTCATTATAATTCGTTAATAATAAATTTTTAACAGCCTGCTTTACTGCTGCAGCATCAGACTTTTTAAATACATCACCGGATGCTCTTTTCGCAAACGTCAAATCAATATCAGAATTCACCACTGTTCGTGAAGTTATGATTGATTTAGTATTTAAATTTCCGTCTTCGACTGCAAATGCGCGTGCCATTTAAAAATCCTTTGATCTATTTATACTAAATTTATCAACCTCCGGCAAAGACATTTGGCGAACCTGCAGCAACTGATGTGCAAGTTGGATCACCAACTCTTCCGGCTTGTTTACCATTTACATACACTGTTGATGACCCAGATGAAATAGGTGCAGCATGACTGGGACATGGAGATCCGGGAAGTAAATGCCCAGTGTTATTATCTCCTTGACGACTCCAACTAATGCTATTAACAAAAACGTTTGAGCTTCCTTGTGCTCTTGTCATTCCTGAGCAGTGAGGTACATCAGCATCACCTATTCTAGTAGCAGCAGGCATTACATCCGCTCCCTCTTCATTAGTTCTTTTAGTTTATCGTTATATGATTCCATTAACTCATGCTGTTCTTCTGTATGGGGTTCTGGAATAACTTCTGGTTCAAATTTTATGAGGTTGTCAAAGGACATAGGTATGTCATCATAGTTATGAAACTCCATATAGTTGACACCATCTTTAATTAAAAATAATCCCCTCATTAGTTTAGATCAATCCTTGCACCATCAATATCAATATTACCAGTAACTCTAGTAGCTTGATTTCCACCGATTGTTTCTGTAACATTTCCAGTAACGTTCATTGTTAAATTACCATCAACCGTTATTTCCATATTTCCAGTAACGTGTAACTTATCATTTCCAGTTACTGTTTTAAAACCATTCTTATGATGAGTTACAACATCACCATTCGGATGCATTTCAATAAAGGTACCGGACTTATGATAAATGTGTATGCGTTCTGCATCTTCGGTATCATCAATTTCAATTACATGTCCTGACGGAGTTGCATGAACTGCGTTGTTTGGGTAGACTGCAGCATATGGTGAAGCTGGTTCTCCAGTGACACTATCTGGTGTTTTAGTAAGAGTGTTTGTACCGCGAGCGAGTTGACTTGTTGATCTTCCACCTGCCGAGTCATCTTCGAGTTTTGGCATGCTTCCGAGAACGAGTGGAAGCTGTGAGTTAGTTCCATCAAGGAACACTCCAAAGACTCGAGCATTAACTTGTATTCCCGTATTGATTCCAAGTCCATTTGTTCCTCCTTCAGATACCGGTATAATTGTCTGAGCCCACGGCAAGCCTTCGTCTGGAATATCAATTATATTTTCGGAATGGATGCCCATAATTCGTAGTCTTAATCGACCAAGCTGAAGTGGATCATTAATATCCACAACACGTCCGATAAACCAACGAGTCTCGTCACCATAGTAATCTTGATATCTTGTAGGAATCATCTCTTATAGTTACCTATCTTCACACATGTCAGTGATAGATCATATTGTTCTTTTTTAAACATATGTCTTGCTGCATATATTAAATAATCGCCAGACTTCTTTGCATCTATTTTTCTTTCTCCAGCTCCGAGTTCAGGATCTGATGATAAAAATTCAGCTCTTAAATTATTTCCTATCGTTGAGTGTTTATCGCCATCAATGAAGTCTACTCCATCAATAACCATTGTCAATGGATTTTTCTTTAATACGTTGTCCATAGCACGAGAAATAATTTCTAGCTTATACTCACTAGCTAGCTTTTCTTCACGATAAGAATTTTTGTATGATTCACCATCTTCAAGTTTATACGAACCAGATCCACCGACTTGTACTATTTTTCGATTTTGTAATTTATTAAACGACTTATTGTTTATTTTATATTCTTCCGAAAACGCAGGATTCGCTTGATTTTGTTGTAGCACACTGTCCGAAGCTAAAATATCATACAGATCTTTCTTTATGTCAAAATCAAAAGACTTCTGTTTATCATTAATTGTATCGATATACTCGTACTTTGAACCGATTAATCCTTTTCTAATAATCTTATACAGATTTTCTATATTATTTCCAAATGTATGAGATCTAATAATTCTTCTTTTTATATCCGGATCCGATGATTGCGCTGCCATCGATGAAACTTGATATGATATATCCGGATTAATTACATTTTCTTGTAACATAGTTCCAAGATCATTGAACAACAGCTTATCTTTTACTAGAGAAGAATAGATATAAAAAGGATATCCTCTTTTCGATGTAACTCTAGAAGTAATCCACTTTAAAGTTTCAATCGGATTCAAATTTGGAACTATAAGGTTTATGTCTTGTTTGGCTATAGACGCCGATAGAATTCCTTTGTCTAAAAACTCTTCGGATATATCTTTAATAATTTTAGAGACTTTTCCTTTATAAAATCGATTGACATTAATCAAATTGGAAATATAACCAATGTCTTCAATTAATTGTAAAGCCATTGTTTGTATATTGTCTCCAGTTTTTTCTGTACTTACAATATGTGTGATATAAAATGTTTTTGATATTGGTTTCGTGTCTTTTCTCATAGAGCGAATTTTTATCGATATTTTTTCAGCTCCAAGAAGATCTGCATTTTCAAAAAGATTCTCGTTATCGAGTAACAAGATTTTTGCAGTTAGATATGGTTTATCTAAATGCTCAAAAATATCTAAGTCAGTTGTCATTTCACGCAATTCTACATCAGTATTCAATCTCTCGGATTGTAACAGAATCGATTCAAAAATATAATCAGATACTTGAGAAGTTTCGTTTGTCCGTGGCATTAACTCGCAACAGCCTCTCTAAAAGAATCAACGATAGAATCAATAATATTTGCGCGGATAACTTTAATTGATTTTAATTCTTCGTTTTGAGCAACTAATCTTTCAGCCCAAGTAATTTCTGTCAATTGCGCACCCGGACCTACGGTTGGATCAATATCGACATAATTTCCACTCGCATCTTCATAGTGATGCGCTGCGTTATATTGAATCGAAGTACTTGTTACGACTATACTTCTTGTTATTCCATCTACAAGACTAACCGAAGTGCAAGTTTCACCATTTGTAAATGAACCGGTAGCATCTTTAAACCACAGCTGGCCGAGATCTAATTCTCGGTGAGTAATTTTTGCGGTTGTTCCAGATGATAAACCCTGTATTGTTTCTCCTACTTTACAGCGATCAGTTAGTGTAGATCGAGTAGTCATAATATTTCCATCGTAAATTTCTACAGCCCTCTCAAAAACTTTATTTTGCGATAATGGCCAACCCGAATCTCTTAATGATGTATTCATTAAGAAAAATGTCCAATGATAATTTGCAGTACCATACAACTTATAAGAAAGCTGATCGGGCCTCTCATTTGGCAAAATATAGTAATCTTCGTACATCGATGTTACATCTCTAACTTGATCTATAACATCAGAATATAGTGATATATTTTCGATCACTTCGGTAGTAGATTCATCTCCAAAAGTGTAGTTGATTCTCGGAAAATTTCTAAAATACGTCATGGTAGTGATACCTCTTCTGGTGAAGTACCGGCTGACCTATTTTGTGTCCTTTGTGTACCTTCTGACGGCGCATTCTCATAATGATAGAATGTATCGTTATCTTCGTTTACAACATCGTATCTGCTCAATGGCTTGTATTCGGTAAACGTTAAAGTTAAATCAACTTCGGTAGGAGATCCGTCAGTATGTAATACCGAACTAGTAGGATTGTAAGTAGTCGATACTGTTTTTAAATAGCTCAACTTAATTGGAGTACCAATATTCTTAAAGAATTCGTCTCCGCTTTTACTTAATAAGCGAATTTTAAACATGTTTGGATAATCATATGCTAATGATATCGATTTTCCGTATGGTATTTCAACTGGATACGCATGGAATCGAAAGAATTTAATAATATTCTTTACCATTACTGACTCTTCGTATGATCTTGGAATGAATTTAAAAACAAAGTTAAATTCACGAACAGCCACACCATTAAACATTGTACGAATATTTGGATTCATTGAAACTCGAGCTGCGATTCCGATTGCATTTCTTACTGCATCGGGAATCATTGGCATAGCTTGTGAACCACGAACAGCCGCGACTCGACTCACTG